TTGGTGCCATTCTGAAATTGATATAGGCATCTTTTGGGATATTAAAACCATCGGCAGTTGTCACACCTTGCCCACCGACATACATCGCGTGCGAGCCAACATTGCGAAGGTGGACATCACGGAACTCACCATAAGTTTCAATGATGAGAACTCCTGTTGATGTGACTGTGATTGCGTTTGAGGAAGCCATTTCTCTCCTTTACAAGAGATTGACAAGTGACCGAGTTCTCCCCGAAGCCTTATCTTTATGCTAAATTATGACCATGGAGAAAACTTTTTTCTTTATGGCGGGCCTTCCAAGATCGGGAAGCACCTTGCTCTCAGCTATCTTAAATCAAAATCCTGATATCTATTCAGGGCCACAAACTGACTTCCCAAGAATGATGTTATCTATTTATCATCAAACACAAACCTCAGAATCTTTCAATTCAGGATACAATTTAGAAGGCTATGTCAATTTAATGAGGCAGATGCCTAGTAATTTTTACTTCAATGTCGAAAAGAAATACATTATTGACAAGAACCGAACTTGGGGAACGCTTGACAACATTAAATTGCTTGACTTGCTTTCTAGTAATGTCAAAATAATCTGTCCTGTAAGACCCATTTTAGAGATTTTGGCTTCATTTGTGCGCTTAGCAGAAAAAAATCCAAACAATTTTATTGACAAAAAAATAAAAAACATACCTGCGGGATATTATAGAAATGTGAATGATGCTAGATGTGATTTACTTATGGCAGACGAGGAGAGTTTGCAGCACAACATTTTTTCTTTATCAACTGCCTTGCTGCCAGAACATAGCAAAAAGTTTTATTTTGTTCGTTATCAAGATTTAATATCTGACCCAAAGCAAAGCCTTGATGCTATCTATAATTTTCTTGAAATAGATAACTTTTCACACCATTTTGATAATCTTAGATGGGAAAGGATGCCCAATGAAGAAAATGTTTTTGGAATCAAAAATATGCACTCAATCAAACCAAGCTTGAAGCCAAGTAAAACTGATGTGTCCATCTTGTCTGAGTATGTGAAAAACAAGTATGGCAACACTCTCGACTTTCTTGCCCCAGTTTTGAAAGTTTAGAGGATATTCAAAATCGCTTTTGCCTTAGCGTGTTCCACAATTTCAGTTTTAAGTAATTTATTTACTTGATCAAACTGTTGTAAAACTGCTAGGCGTTGCAGTCTGTCCATTGGGCATTGACGCGCTGCTTCTTGCGGCTCAAGTGTTTTGAGATGAATTAAATCGTCATCCCACTCGCCATCAAGTGTAAGAAGCAATGCGTTATAGATATCAATGTTTCTTTGATAAGAATCAACCTCCGCTTGACGAACTTGCTTTGGTGTCAATTGTGCTTCATTGTTTTCTAGCATTATCTTTTCCTTTTCTGTTGTTTTTTATCCAAAAGCAACGCCATTGCCAACAGTGCCGACAGGTAGCGAAGCAGGGTTTGCATATTTAGTTCCAAATCCTGAACTTGCTGAGAAAGTATAGACAGAAACAAAAGGACTACTCACATGAGAAACCGCTATGTTAGCACTATCTGCGCTAAAGGCTACATCTTTTCCTGTATTAGGAGGTAGCGTTGCAGGGTTTGAATACTTAGTTCCAAATCCTGATGACCAAGGATATGCGGAAACCCTAGGAGAATTATCGTGAGCAACTGCAATGGAGTTGCTTGCAGGCGTAAAAGCAACGCCATAAGCATTGCCTGTCGGTAGCGTTGCTGGGTCTGAATACTTAGTTCCGAATCCTGATGACCAAGGATATGCGGAAACCCTAGGAGAATTATTGTGAGCAGTGGCAATTGTAGTGTTATCTGCACTAAAAAAAACTCCCTCTGTATATCCTGCGGGCAGCGTTGCAGGGTCTGCATACTTAGTGCCAAAACCTGATGACCAAGGATATGCAGAGATTACTGGTGACCCACGACCAGAAACCGCAATGTTTGCACTATCAGGGCTGAAATCTACTGCAAATCCTTGACCTGCGGGTAGCGTTGCTGGGTTTGTATATTTAGTTCCGAATCCTGAAATTGACCAAGGATAGACATTTAGAAAAGGACTGTTGTTGAATGCAACTGCAATGTCATTATTATTTGGACTAAATGCTACCCCAAAGGCGTAGCCAGAAGGTAGCGTTGCTGGGTTTGAATACTTAGTTCCGAATCCTGATCCTGAAAAAGGATATGCCGTGACACAAGGTGAATTTCCGTGAGCAATTGCAATTGCGCTATTGTCTGGACTAAATTCCACTCCAAAACTAGGCCCTGCCGGTAGCGTTGCTGGGTCTGTATATTTGGTGCCAAAACCTGATGCTGACCAGGGATAAGCAAAAATGTAAGGGGAGTCGCCCGTAGTGACTGCAATGTGAACTGATGGAGCAACTCTAGGCCTAGAAGATGCAATAATTCCAAGTAAAGACATTAGGCAATATCTCCAACCACATACCAAGTGTCAGTTGCAACCTTAATGCAAGAAGCTGCTGAGAACTGAGCCCTTAACTTAGGAGTTGTGGCAGTAGCTCCTGTTGAGGAGATTGTAGTCGTGCCTGAAGTGACTGCTTGAATTGTGGTTTGACCTGCACCGATTTGAATGACATTGATAACTGTGCCAACTGGAAAGGCAACGCTGGCATTAGTTGGAATCTGAAAGTTATTAGCAGAAGCAACGGACATAGTGACCAACTTTTGGTCTGCATCTGTAAGGACTGCGGTATAAGTTGCAGTTTGAGCATTAAGTGTTAAAGCTGAGCCTGCACGATAATCATAAGAGAGAGTCACTGTGCCTGAAGTTCCACCACCTGAAAGACCTGTTCCTGCGGTGACACCTTCGATGTCGCCCGATGCCGGTGTTGCGAACTGGAAGAAGATTGCTGCGCTTGCACTTGTGAAGCGAAGAACGCCACCTTGATTCTGAGCAAGAGCAAGTGAACCTGAAGTTGTGACAGTTGCGGTGCCTGCGGTGATTGTGCAAACACCTGCGCCAAGATTGATGATTGTGACGATGTCACCTGCCGCAAACAAACCTGTGTTCACAGTGATTGTTGTTGCACTGCCATTGCTCATTGTGATAGCAGTGCCGGCATCGGCAGCCGCTAGAACATAAGAGGCAACCTTTGCACTTGCATCGCCACCAAGCATCGCAGTTTGTTGCAGCGATGTCATTTGCGCTGCGGTCAAAACTTGACCTGTTGTGAAGGTCTGTTTAGCCATTTCTTCTCCTTAGTATGAAAGAACTCCCACAGTTCCATCAAGCAGACCTTGGATTGCTGAATCCAAGATGAATGCCTGAATTATAGGCTCGGCCGTGAGGAACCTTGTTGTCCAAGTGTTCGGTGTTATGTCGTGCTGAATACCTTGAACGAATAGCTCAAGGGTAAAGGTTGAGGATGCCTGACCTGTCTTGGTGACATTTATCAGGGTAAACAAATCTGATTCAAGGCCTGCCACAATGCGATTTGAGGCGGTCGAATCCATAAGGTTCAAGCCAATGGAATCAATGCGAAGAAGGGCATTTTCGCGGGCATTTAGAAGCATTGAAGCCTGGTCTAAGGCCTCAACATCGGTCTGCATTAGAAGGTCAGAGCGCGATCCTGAGTGAATGAAGAAGGTTTCAATGGAGCTTGTGGACTGCACATTTTGAGCAGTTCCACCAAGGCGAGTGACAGTTATATCGTTGAAAATCTGTGTGTCATCGTAGGCAAAATCGATGCTCTGATAAGAGATATTCGTGCCATCATTGTTGAACAATAAAGGCGTTTCATCAGCCTTTTCTGAAACTGTTGACCTTGATAGAAATACCGCGTTGCCTTCATCATCGATAAAGAAGCCACCAAGTTCGGTCTGTTCTATATTCTGACAAGCCCCAAGCAGGGTTCGAGAGGTTGCAGGGTCGGCTTGAACTAGCGTGTCGCCGACATCAATGACTCTTTGGCTTACAGGGAAACTTGCCAAATCTAGCAAGTTCTCAATGCGCGCCCCCGTGGTTTGACCGGCGGAAGAACCCGCAACGGTCGAGATTTGAACATTTTGTAAAAGGCGGAAGGCATCGACACATTGAAAAGTCACAGTTGAAACTTCATCATTGCCGAGCCTGAATGTGTTGTCAAAACTTGTGATATAGCCTGAGAAAAGATAATAGCGGTCAGTGCCACCGCCATCGTCATAATCTGCATAAATACGAATTTTGCGAAGAGGCAAGAGTTTGCCATAGTAAGGCGATGAAGTATTTTGTGGGTTGTAGTCGCCATTCTCGTCTTCTAAGACGACAGTGGCGGTGCCTGCTTCAAAGCTATTAAGAACTCGGTTTCGGCCTCGGCGGATGGAAACGCGAAGGGCGATGTCACTTACATCAACGACATCTGCCGGCGCATCTGCCAAGATGCCAACGCCAAGGGGCGTGGAAGGATCATCTAAAATTAAAGGGTTTCCAAAAGCAGGGCCATTTGCGAAGTCAATGCTGACTCCAAGTGTGGGCGTGCCTGGCATTACAGACCGCCAACAAAGAGAATTGGATTACCGCTTTGTTGTTCTAACAAAATTCGCTGACGAATGGCATTTGCCAAATCTGCCTCTGTTTGGACATTGCCTTCAACAGTGACATTGACAGTCATTCCAGCATTTTCTGCCATACGGAAAGAGCCAGGGTCAAAGGTTGAGGTTGCGCCGATGCCAGGGCCATCAAAGGCTCCCATTGCACGCAATCTTGCTCGCTCATCGCTAAGAGCGCCAAGACCCAATGTGCTAATAGAGTCGGAAAGAGTGTCAATTTGTTCTTTAAGTAAAAAGCTAATTGCGGTGCCACTTTCGGTGCTTTCGCGCAATGCAGTCAGAGTGTCAATTTGTTCTTCAACTGCGCTTTTTGCAATAGCAGGTGAAACAGGATTGAATGGATTTGCTACAAAGACATCGCCGCCACCGCCGCCGCCGCCGCCGCCGCCACCGCCTCCGCCACCGCCACCTCCGCCGCCTCCGCCACCGCCTCCGCCACCGCCTCCGCCACCGCCTCCGCCACCGCCTCCGCCACCAACTCCTGAAAGGGCGGCTAGATAGGCATTGAGAGCTGCAAGGGCGCGCTTCCAGGCTTCGGCTGCTTCATCTCCAGGCAGAGCATAAGATTTAGAAATCGCTGCTTGTAGCGCAGTTCCATCTTGAACTGTCTTTCCATAGGCAAGAACTTCAGCGCGGGTCATTCCCCACTTGCCCATCAATTCTTCGATTTCCTTATCGTCAATCTTTTCATCTTTGAGGGCGCGGGTAAAATCTACATACTTCTCGGCTTCTTCTTTTGTCAGACCCCACTTCATTAGCAGGTTCACAATCGGCGCATCATCTATGTCTGTTGAATTGGCAGCATAGATTCGGGCGATATATTCAAGAACTTCGTTCTTTGTGATGTTCCACTTTTGAGCAAGAACAGAAACTTCTTCATCGGTGATTACTGCATCAGAGAGAACTTGCAAGAGATCGGCGTAGCGCTGCGCAGCCTCATTGAGTTTCATCTGCGCTTCCATATTGGCAATCAGCGCATTGACTCTTGCTGCTTCTTCAAGGTTTGCTTGCTTTAGAAGATTTAGACGAGCAGCCTCAAGTTGAATTGGGTCTTTCTCATTAGTTGGAGCAACGCCCAACTTCTTCAAAGCCGCAAGAGCCTTCTCAAGTTTTATCTGCTCGGCGGTCTTCTTGTTTAAGTTTGTGGTGATTTGAACATTCTTGAGATTCTTTAAGTTCGCATTGGCAGTCAATTTTGCAAGTCTGTCAAGGTCTTTTAAGTGGCCAGCAACAACGCTTGTCTGCTTCTTGAGGGCGGCAGTGTTGTCGTTGAGGCCCTCTGTCATCTTGTTCATTGCAATAAAGGCAAGGCCTGCTGCCGTTGTAAAGGCTGCAATTCCTGCGGCTGCTGCTATTGCTGAGGCTCCGCCTGTTGCGAAAGCGGTGGCCGTGCCTGCGGCCGTGCCTGCGACCGCCTGCTTTGTGAATGCTCCTGTGAGCAGAGTGATTATGCCGATGAGAGCTTTTACGCCGTTATAGACAGCATTTCCAACAAAGATGCCGACAAGTAAAGCGCCAAAGGCTTTGAAAGTTGTGAGGTTGTCTGAGATGGTCTTAAACATTGAAGCAAGACCCTTAGCAGCATTTATTGCAAAGTCAGCAACATCGCGCAAGGTATCTGCAATCTGATCCTTATTGTCAGCAATGAATTGCTCAAAGACAGGCAGAACATCTGCGCGGAAAACTTCAGCGAGTTCTTGTAAGACAGGGATTAAGGCATAACCCAAAGTGTCAAGGGTTTGGTCAAACTGTAAGCGAAGGCGCTCAATTTGAAATTCAAAAGTTTCTGCTCGATTTAGAGCTTGCCCGCCGAAGGTTGTAGAAAGAACTGAGAGAGCGCCATTCAAGTCTTTATTCTTGACAATGGCTTCGTCAAGTGGAATGCCTAATCTTTTTAAGGCTCCGATATTTCCGCCAATGGCACGAACAATGCCATCGGTCACTGCAATAAGTGATTTTCCTGTGCCTGCGCTTACATCAAGGGCAAGTGCTTGCAAAGCCTGAGCCTGCTCGATGTCGCCTGTGGCTTGGGTCAACTTTTGAAGGCTTGGAATCAACTCATTGTTGTTGATACCAACTTGCAGTTCTAAGGCATCAAGATAAGTGACAGTTGAAGCAATTTGTGCATCGGTTGCGCCAACGGTATTTCGCAAAGCGGTCGCAAGTGAAATCTGCGCCTTTTGGTCTTCCATCGCGCCTTGGACTGCATCCTTGCCAAGTTTAACTGCCAGTGCGCCTGTGGCGAGCGTAGCAAGGCCAATGGCCTTGGCAATCTTCTTGCCGGCATCAATAAAATTCTTCTCAAGTTTGTTAAGGTCTTTGAGAGCCTGCTTTGAACCTTTGTCGTTATAGACGGTGACAATGCGTTCAATAATTGCCATTGTCTAACCTTCTCTCTGATTCAAATTTGCATCCATCCGTGCCTGTGCTTTGTTTTCAGCATCTTTAATCGCTTCAAAGATAGCACGCTGTGCGGTCTTCTTGTTGTCATCAACTGCTCTGATAAGAGCGCGACCTTTATCTTGACCCAAACCTTTAGCGGTTGGCAAGACTCCATAATACTTTTCAACTGCTTGGATAAAGTCTTGAGAGGCAGTTGGATTTGTGGATCGTGAAGCGCGGGTTCTTGCGCGACTTGCTTTACTTCCGCGACCGGCAGTTTCAAAGATAGCTCCTGCGGCATCGCGCTGAATAACGCCATACGAATTGCGAAAGCCCGTGGCGCTAGATTTAGAACTTGGCGATGTTGATTTGATTCCTGCCTTGGCTTTAGCAGCATCAAAGCGCACAAAACTTCCTCGGCCTTGACCCTGTTGTAATGGGCCAATTAAGCCTGAGTTTTTATTCTCACGCGCCCATCCTGAAGGATGAATGTCAAAAGGTATGTATTCGCGTGCTTGTGTGACAACCTTACTCAAAACACCTTTGACTTCTTTGTCCAAAGATTTTTTAAGGTCAGGCGCGAAACGCTCAAGGGCTGAGATAGTAGAACTCATCCCTTGAATGGAAAGCCTGTAATTTGGTGAATCCATTATTTGTTCCGCGCCTTTGCTCGTTCTTTCACATAAACGAAAATTGCTTCCAACACTCCGTCAGGGGCATCAAGTAATGCCACCGGCGAAATTCCAGACTCCACAGAGAGAGCTGCTATTTGATAGGTCAGGCTATCTCTGTGGATTCGGAAGAAGGGTCTGTCACCAAGGTCACTTCTTCAAGAGTGTCTAAGAAGTCAGGGCCGAAAGGTTTGACAACGCGACCATTGTGCTTCATCGCTGACCAAGCCAGGAAGTAGATATGCTCTAGTTTCTGCTCTTCGGCAATAAGTTTTGCCAACCCTTTTTGATACTTCTGCTCAAACTCCACAATTACTCTTGGTCGAAGCGAATAAGTTGCATCGGTTCCATCGGTAGTGCGAACACGGATTTTTAAGCCATCCATTTGTTTCCCCCTAATTGATTTAAGATGTTGATTTTGTGATTGCGCCCGAAATAGGCCAAGTCACACTCGCAGTTGCTAATTCTCCCACAGCACCGTTGAGAGGTGTCCATTCGGCAATTAGAACTGAGAAGTTATATTTTGGATTTGTTGCGCTAACTGTTGTGTTGACAGGTCTGACCTCACAAGCGACTGCGGTTCCAAGCAACGGATAAATCGTTGATTCAACCGAGCCTGAAGCGTAGTCCTGGTGGAACTCAAAACTTACAGAGTTATCTGCAAGTCCGGCCACTCTCTTTTTTGCCGTGTCACCAAACGCCGTTGTTTCAACGATGTCAAAGGTGGTGTTTAGTGACACGCTCGCAATGTGATCCGACAAGTCGGTAGATGCGAAAGTCACATAGGCATTAGTGAGAACAAGTCGTGCCATATTATGCGGTTGTCTTTACGATTGCGCCGCTTACTGGCCAAGTCACAGATGCAGTTGCAAGTTCTCCAACTGCTCCGTTAAGTGGTGTCCACTCTGAAACAAGTGCGCTTGCTGTATAGAGAGGATTGCTTGCGCTTGTTGCGGTATTCACAGGCTTGACGGTGACAGTGGTGACTGTTCCGAGTAGTGGATAAATTGTTGCTTCAACTTCTCCTGAAGCATAGTCTTGGTGAAATTCAAGACTGATTGAATTGTCTGCAAGACCGCCGATGCGTGTGCGAGCTGCGGTGCTTGAGAATGCTGTTGTTTCAACTACATCAATGGATGAGTTGAGTGTCACTGATGCCACATAATCGGACAAATCAACTGCGTTGACTGTGACTAGGGCATTTGTTAGAACGATGCGTGCCATTAGTTTTTGGCTCCTTCTGATAGTGCTGGTTTGATGGTTGGTTGACTTGCTTGACTTGCTTGAATGTGGCCGCTTGCAATGAGAGCATCAATGTTTGCGCCTGCATTTTCTAGCTCTTTCAAGGTAAGAATCTCACCTTGTTTTTTTCCACAGACCTCGCGGCCTGAGATGACCTTGTAAGCCATTAGGTTCTCCTATCCCCAAATCGTGAGTCTGTATCGGTATGAGAGAAATGTGACTCCTTGTGAGTCATAGGTGCCTGCTTCGGCTCCTGTGACACGAAGAGTGTTCACTGCTCCCGACAAAGTGCGATCACTTTCTAGCGCGGTCTTG